GGGTGAAGGTGATCAATGGGTTTATGTTTTAGAAAATGAAACTACACCAGGTTTATATAAAGTAGGATATACTAAATTAACACCAGATGAAAGAGCTAAACAAGTATCTAGTGCAACGGGTGTGCCACTTCCATACACAGTAGCATGGGCTTTCCGTTGTTTTAACGGTGAATTATTAGAAAGTGAAGTACACCACGCATTAAAAAAGTATCGCGTTAATAACCAACGAGAGTTTTTTCAACTTGATTTAAATGAAATAAAGAAAACAATAGAATTAATAGGTAAAAATTTTAAATAATGAAAAAAATAATAAAACTAACAGAACAAGAACAATTAGATAACCAAAAATCAGAATTAATTGATGATTTACTAGCAACGGCTACAGTAAAAGAGGAATTATGGAGATACCATCCAGATAATCCAAATAGAAAAGACGTTGTAAAAGAATATGATATTTTGACTCAAATAGAAAAAGATCTTGAATCAGAATTAGCTGAGTTAAGTTAAGTAAATATGTATAATCAAAACAATGATAGATAAAGATAGAATTTTTGAATTGTTTGGTGGGAAAAAAGGTGATGAACCTAAGGATATCGAAGAACTAATTACTGCCGATACAGATTTTTTAAAAAGCCCAATGGCTAAATTAGGTATGTTTACTAAAATGGTACATAACCATGAGGTATTTCATAAAAAATTAAAGAAATTCTTCCAGCAAGAAAAAGCATCTTTTAATGCTAAAGAAACTAAAGAAGCATCTTCCTTTGCTGTATTTAATAGAGCATATTCATATATTAAACACTTGGATATGGAAAACTCAGAGCATATAGAGGCTGTATGGGAATTTAATACTAAGGCACTTTTAAAATCTATAACATTAGCTATTTTGTATTTTGAAACAACAGAAGAATATGAAAGATGTGCTAAGTTACACGCAATAAAAGAAATGAAAAAAGCTCTTGAAAAAGACGTGCCTATGTAAAATCCTCTCCGTAGATTGATAACACGGGTTTTGGGAAAAAAAGGGTATACAAAACGAATTGAAACAAAGGCAACAAAGGGGTTAAGGGACACCCTGTTATTAACAACGATCCCACAATAAATAGATTATGAGAAATAAACAGTTATTCCAAAAAAGATTAGAGCAATTAGATGCTATATTTAATGCTGTAAGAAATGGTATTAATATGAATGCACCAAAAGGTGAAATTAAGAACCAAGTAGATAAAGGTTCTAATATTGTAGCAGAATTAGAAGGTTACGTAGAAAACGAAAATTAATAAAAAATAAAAGTTATGAAATTATCCGCTGAACAGATTCAATCTAATTGGGTTGAGTTTAACACTAACATTGAAACATATATTACTGGAGATCGTAAACAAAAATTACTTGATTTCTACAAAAAATTCGAAGATCGTATTATCCTAATGCCAGCGTCGCATAAGAAAGAATACCATTCAGCATTTCCAGGTGGGTATGTTGATCATGTTAATCGAGTAGTTAAAGCAGCATTATCAATGTCTGCTGTATGGGAAGGTTTTGGATGTGATATGACTACATTTACACAAGAAGAATTAGTATTTGCTGCTATTAACCATGATTTAGGTAAAATGGGAGATGAAGAACATGAATCTTATATCCCTCAGACTGATCAATGGAGACGTGATAAATTAGGTGAAGAGTATATGCACAATAAAAAAATTGCATTTGCTGCTGTTCCAGATCGTGGATTATTTTTACTTCAGTCGCATGGGATACAATATACATTCAATGAAATGTTAGCTATCCAGACACATGATGGTTTGTATGATTCAGCTAATGAGAAATACTTAAAATCTTTTATGCCAGAAACAAAACCTCGCACGTCTTTGCCATTTATATTGCATCAAGCTGATATGATGGCCGCACGTATTGAATTTGAGGTTGAATGGTTACCAAAGTTTTCTCAAAATAGCGTGGCTGCGCCAAAAAAGAATTATACATTATCGTCTAACAATAATAAATCTAAGGTGAAATCAAAAGCCTTAGGAGGAATTAAAAGCGAAGGATTAAAAAATATGCTAGATAGTTTATAATGGGTGTAGAATTAATTATTATATCAATATTGGGAGTGCTTGTAGTGATCTTAGGATTTACTACGTGGAATCTCTTATCTAAAACAGAAAAACAAGAAGATGTAATAATTAACTATGACACATTTATCAATGAATATAGTAAACAATTAGACATTGCAGACAAGCGCTTAAAGGAAATAGACGAAAGAGATCTATTTAAAAGTGATGATGAAATTGGTTGGTTTTTTAAAAATTTAAAAGGGTTGCAAAATGACTTATCTAAATTTAAACAGAACCAATAACATTGTATGCAACCACCTATTAGGAAAAGACGGAAGAAGTCTAAGAATTATTTTACACATGACACAGAACTAGCTATTGTTAGATATAATAGCCTTGATTCTATAGAAGATGAAAAATTAAGAAGTAGTATCTATGATAAAGAGATTCACTATCCATTCTTCAAACTAACCCAGAATATTATCCATACTTTTAAGTTTTATCATACGGAAGTTGATAACTTAGAACATTTACAACATGAAATAATTGTTTTCTTACTTTCTAAGATACACTTATTCGATCCAACTAGAGGGGCCAAAGCATATTCTTATTTTGGTACTATAGTTAAGCGTTGGTTAATCTTATATAATACTAAAAATTATAGTAAAAAAATTAAAAAAGTAGATGTTGATGTTTTAATGGGTGATAAATCAACACACACTTATAATTTTGAAGAATCAACAGGGCCCGTAGATGAATTATATAAATACATTGATATATTTGTTGATCATGTTACAGAAAATATTTTTGAATTGTTTCCAAAGAAAAACGATGCTCAAATAGCAGATGCTATACTTGAGTTATTTAGAAAAAGAGAAACAATAGAAGTGTTTAATAAAAAAGCATTATACATATATATTCGTGAAATAGTAGATGTTAAGACCCCAAAAATTACAAAAATAGCAGATAAACTTCACGATATATTTAAAAGTGAATATGTTCATTATTTAGAACATGGTTACGCTAAATTCAAATAATTTTTTGTATCCATATTTATAATAAAACACATTATGGGAGCATTAGACAGCGTTGTATTTGGAAGTAAGAAATTTTCAGATATACTAAGCGAAATTTACGATAATCAAAAGAAAAAGGAAACACAAATCACAGGATTAATTTCCGAATTAAAACCACTTATATCTGATATAGGTGATGCTACTTTAATTGTACCATTAATTAAAGAATACTTAGAAATTGGTGTTCGTAATGATGAGCAACTAATTAAAATGGCAACTATTATCCAACGTGTAGTAAACAATCAAGGAAACGGTGATGTAGACGGAATAACAGATGCAGAAAAAGAAGAATTACTAGCAGAATTAGATAATATTCAAAGTGCTTATAAAGCAGAAAAGAAAAAAGATAAATAATGGCTACAAGATCAGGAATTAGTCAAGTAAGAAGAGGTAATTCATCACCTTCAACAGACAATTTTGCTACTCAAATATCAGAGTTAGGAAACAATGTATTAGTTGGGAGGGTAACAGATGTATGTCTAAATACTAATTCTGAAATGTTTAAAAACAGTGGAGAATATTTTGGTATAGGTGCTATAGCATGGGAAGATATTAAAATTTCTACTGGTAAGGCAACAAAACAATCTTCATATTCATTAGCAACCCCATTGCAACCTTTTATTAAAGAATTTCCTTTAGTAAATGAATATGTTCTATTATTTAGAGGCCCATCTATTACAGATGCTGGTCCTGGTACAGATCCTATATATTATTATGTAAGTTTAAAACTTTGGAATGATAATGAACAAAATGCTGCTCCCGATCCCTTATCAAATGTTAATAATATCACTCCACAAAGCAGTAAAACTTATAGTGAAATAGAAGCTGGTGCTAATATGGAATCACCTCAACTTCCTAATGAAATAAATCTTAATGGTACTTCAGGAGGTAATTTTACAGAAAATGGAAACATACAAGCTGTTTTACCCTTTGCTGGAGATAGAATATTTGAGGGAAGGTTTGGAAATAGTATTAGATTAGGAGGAACAGCGAAAACTGAGGGAGAGATAAAAAACAATTGGTCTAAAAGTGGGGATGAAGGTAATGCTATTACTATATTAAAAAATGGGCAA